GCTTTGCTAGGGTTTGAGCATACGCAGGGTTATTGCGGTCGGCTTCGGATAGGGTTCCGGTGGCTGGTGATGGTTTCGGCTCAACATCGGATGGACGACCGGCCAGAGAGTTCAGGGTTTTTGTGCCACCTTCTACAAACCAACCCGGTAGATCACTACGTTGGTGAATGATGTTCAGTACGCGGTCCACCGCCTGCAACTTTTGTTCTGGAGTCTTAGCGAGCATGATATCTAAGGCCCCTCGGTTAAGTGGCTCTGCGGCGTAGTCGGTCAGTCTCCAATTTCCTTTTTCGTCGTTAAAAAATGTATCGTGTTTATCGAAATGGTCTAACTCATGACCATCCCTGTCGCCCAGTACTTGTTCCGCGAGATCACCAGCGCTTTCCTGTGAATGCCCCGTAAGAACATTGTTTACTTGAATTTTATGAATGTTGTCCAGCACGGTATCTGCGATCTGGTTTATTCCTTTCTCGTCTCGCACAAAACCTAGTTTGGCGTAATCATTCCAAATCTTCGTTAGCCGTCCTGCCGGAACTACGCTCCACTGCTGCCGGTATCCTTTGTTGTCAACGTTTTCGTCATACTCGCGAATAGTGTCGGCAGTAACTTGATCGTGTCGGTCCAAATAATCTTCGTGAGCTTGTTGGATATCTGGTTCACTTTTACTTGTTGGCTCTCCAACTTTCTTCCCACCCAGCTTTGCGAACCCAGCTTCCAAACTTCCTTCAGGTGCTTTGGCGTTTGCTGCGGAGGTGAGTTCTTCTTTGGCGCTTTCGATTCCTGTGCGCGCGGTCTCGACCAAATGTCCGCCGAGTTTTCCCAGAGCTTCACCTACCGCAGTCGGTTCGCTCAACGGCGCGGTCAGGGGTGATGCTGGTGTGGCGGTCGCTGGAATTTTTCCGGTGACGATTCTGTGAATGTCGCTAATGTTGAAATTCGTGATCTGCTGGTTCGAGTATCCGAGATCACGCAGATTCTGAACCGTCTCACGGTTCATGTGTGTCAGTTCTTCGGGCTGCTGGTTCGATCCCGGGTTCTTGAACGTTGATGCTTCGTCAGGGAGACCACTGCTACCGGCTTTCGAAATGATGTCGCGCGCGCCTTCAACACCGTGGTGTGCGGCCATCAGGCCGACAGCGGTGTCGATACCCATGTGCGTAAAAACACGGGTCGCTTCTTGGGTTGCAGATGCACGTTCTTCCGGTGTCTTGGCCTGAGCCGCTTTGTCTGACGCCGCTTTGAGTTCAGGGTACTGATTGTATACCGACGCCGCAATTCCACCCGCGAACAACGCCGACACCAGTTTCGGGATGACTGACGCTGCAGGAATAGCCTCGCTCGCGCCTGCGGTGGCCGCCACACCCAGCACATTCTCCGGTGTGACCATCTCCCCGGCCGCTTCGAGCGCTCCGGCCAGTTTAGGGTGTCGTTGCCGCTCTCCTGAAGACATCGCGTCGGCAGCAACGTCGGGAACAGCTTTCCCGTATTTGGGGTTGTCGACAGTGCGGTCAGAATAATTCGGCAGAGCGTTCAGAACAGTTCGGGTCAGCCGTTGTAGCGTGGTAGGATCGGGCGCAGCTTCGATGGTCGGACCTTTGGGGTTTAGCTGAACCTTTTGAAACGCTGGGCGCTTATCGTTTGCAGGGTCATATACTGGGTCAGAATTAATTGTGATCGTCTGTTGAGGATCAGGGTTAATCGTGATGTCCCCGGCCGGTGCCGGGGTGGGATTTGTCTCGTCAGCCATTATGCTCCCTCAGTCTCACTGGGTTCAGCATGCAGGATTTGGAGGCCGGGGTCAAGACCTTTTGCGGCTTCGACATTTTCTTGGGGGAGGTGGTACATTCCGCCGTCAGATGCCCGCGCCAAAACGTGTCCCGGGGGCGTTGCAGGTATGTCCGGGGTGACGCTGGGGGCGGCGCTGGCGGTCTTTTTAGGCCCAGCCGCCTGTTTACCCTTACTGGCCGGTTTGGACGCTCCAGCGGGCGCGGATTCGGTTTTTTCGGGTGCCGTAGCCGCCGATGTGAACGCTTTCAACAGGTTCGGAGAAGCTTCCACAGTTTCACGCACTTTGGGGTCGAGTTGCGCGATTCGGTTGACCGCATCCGTCACCTTATCTAAAGGTGCAACCGCCGGGACCGACAGCTTCTTTTTGTCGTACAGTTGCTGCTTGAGATCGTCGGGCACAGCCATGGGCATTAACTTCGAGACTAGCTCATTCGGGTCCTTCGATCCATGGAATATGTCCCAAAGTTGGCTGCGTTGATCGTCTGTTATGGCTGGCTCTCCACGAAGGATCGGTTCAGCGTGATCGATGAAGGGTGATGGTGTGGTGCTCATGTTAACTCACTCCAATTTCTGGGGAAATTTCTCCGATTTTCACTTCAAAAGACATCTCGCCTTTTTCGTCAAGGTAACATGCGATTACCCCGCCCGGCATTACCGCATCTTTTACGGCGTCAATCCCCATGATCGCTTTGATCGTGGAGTTGTGGATAAAAATTGCGGTCGGCAGGGCTTTGTATGGTGTCGACAGATACGTGAACGCAACCTGCACACGCTGGTCAAGTTGATTGCGGCTCTCTCCGCCGGGGATCACCAGTGAGGGGTCTTCGACATACTTCATGAAAGATTTGATACGCTCAGGAGTTTTTTCCTTGCCCGTAAACTCGTCGCCGACAAACCAAGGCCGGAGGTTTGGATCGGTCGCGAGGAACGGGCACTCTACCACGCCTGTGGCCATGAGGTATTCAGCGGTCTGAAGCGAGCGAGGCATGTCGGAAGCGATCACGCGACCAATTCGCTCATACGATAGCCAGCGCGCTGCGGCCTCTGCTTGCTCGCAGCCTTTTTCACTAAGTGTGTACGACCCCCACGAATCCCAAATCGACATCCGGTCAAGCTCGCCGTGCCTTATAAGCCAGCCAACACACTCACGCGACGGATCGATGTTAAACATTTCGGCTCATTTCTTTAATAGCCTGAATCCTGTTAAAGTTTACCATAATAATTTTACCTACACAAACAAAAAGCCCAGAGCGTTGTGGCTCCGGGCTTGAGTTGGGCTTACGCCCGAATCTGTTGATCAGGACTAGACCAGTGAAAGTTCGAACTCTGCGAGCACAACCGATACTCCGGTTTCGGCTCCACCCAAAGTCGCGACGATCACGAAGTTGAGATCGGCTTCACCGACCAGACCAGTGGCCTGAGTGGTGGCGGCCTGAGCGCCGGTGGACGATGCGAACACTTGCGACGTGAAGTCGCCGGAAAGATTGCCGAGCGAGTCCAACTGAAGACTGGCGTCAATCGTGAAGTTGCCGGTCGTAACCGCAGCAGCCAGAGTGCCGGTTGCCGAAGTGGCCAACAGGTTCCAACTGGTAAAGGTCTGCGCACCGGCCAGTGTGTTGGCGACGGGGAGCAGAGACGCGGGAACTTGGTACAGCTTGAGAATAAGAGTGGTCGTGCTGGCGGTTCCAGCAGTCAGCGTGCCCGCAGCGTGAAGCTGCAGAACTTGGCCGGTGCCAGCGTACAGACCGGTTACCCCGGCGGACAGTGGGATTACCCCGCCTCCGGTGAGAGTCAACGCATTGTTGTTCAACTGGAACGCAGTCGCGGTCGTGGTGATTGTGGTGCCGGACAGCGGAGCGATTGTCAGTTGCTGTGTTCCTGCTACTTGACGCCGGATAGTCGATGCATTAGAAATTGTCGTTCTCCTCTTTAGCGGTGATCCGCCATCAAACTTTTTGGAACTTCGTTAAATATTCAATAGCTGCCCACAAAATGTTGATGTCGTCATGGGCACTTCCCAAAAGCGTGTTGCAGTTCGTGCAAAGCAAACCACGTCTACATTTACCGCACGCCGACCGTTCGGTACAGCATGCGTGGTCGTGATCTATCGCTAACCTGATTCCACTTTGCTGCGGTCTTTTGCAAACGTCGCAGAGACCTTCCCGCTTCTGAACTTCTTCCTCGTACTGTTCGGCGGTTAGGCCGTAATCCAGAGAGTAATACTTTTTGTAGTACTGAGTATACTTCTCAGGATTCTTTTCTCGCCACGCCTTTTGTGTTTCCATCTTGCGTGCGTGACGTTCTTCTTTGCTCTTCTTAGGGGCCAGAGAAGCAGCTAATGCCGCACCGGTTAATTGTTTAGTTCCATCGGCGTAGGCTTGTTTCAAACCTTCACTGATGTTGCGTCTCCACTCTTCGGAGTCCGCATTTTCGAAACCGTTGCCTCTGTGTCGGCCCTCAGCGTGCGCTATTTTAAGAGCTTCGCTGGTCTTGCGTTTTGTTTCTTCTGACGGAACGTACCCTTTTTTGTTTCCCATTTTTTGCCTCCAAGATAATACTACTACCTATGGAGACAAAAGTCAAATACTTACGTTAGACCGCACTCACTTCGCATCTCACCCTTCTGAATCCCATCGTCGAGTTCGTGTTCGGCCTTGCCACCACGCCAAGGAACCAGTCATAGCTTACAATCGCGCGAGTCTGAAGCATCGGGTTCGAAAGATCGATGTCGTTGTCGCCGAAGGTCTTGACGTTCACCTTGAAACTGGGGCTGCGCGGAACGCGGTTGCCGAGCAGTTCGGAAGCCATGATGGCCTCGCGACCAACAACATGAGTTCCGTATCCGGTCTTACCGACCGAAGGATAGTTGGCGTAAGTCGGGGTCGTCTGAGTTCGGATGATGCGAACGCCGGCCCATTCGAGCACGGAGTATCCGCGAGTCATATCACCCTTCAGTACATTGGCTCCAGCTTCAGAGCGCTTCAGCGTGTCAACTGCAGACCCGGCGCTATTGTCCGACATGAAGTCGTACACAACGTAGGGGTGCATGGCCGCCGTATAGAGCCCTCCGTCGCGGCCCGGAACTGCGTTACCCATCAACTGGGATTCGCACTTGCGGATCGTGTTGGAAAGCATGAATTCGTTGTCGAGCAGGTCGATGCGCGAAGAAGCCTGAGCGGTAGCCGCAGCTTCGAACGCGTTGATCGCGATCAGGTTGCTGGTGAGAGCGCCCCGATACGACAGGTTCCGGCTGGCATCCATTGTGATGTCGGCCAAGAACATTTGCTGGGCGACGTTGGAAATACCGATCCAGTCACCGTACTCATCAGCAAACGCGTCGCTGAAAACTTGGTTGAGTTGCAGCGACGGACCCGGAATTCCTTCGGACAGGTCGTAGGTCGCAGCAGCGAACGGGGTCTGCCCGTAGAACTGAAGCGTTCGGCCACTGCGTCGAGCCAGCGGACGGAAGTCGCAGAGTTCCTCTAAATAGGGCGTATTAAATTGCCACTCAAGAACTGCGGTGCGGTCGTACGCGATCTGAGGAAACGCGGCAAGTGACGTACTAGTAACTCCGGGCGGCAAAATCGTATAGATACCCTCTTAATCCCTAGTTGGGATTTCTCTCGAAGGTATCTTGCTCAAGGAATTCCTTCTACTTCTATGAAAGGATTAGTCTAAAACTTACGGCGTGATCGAATTATTTCTTTCTTGTGGTTGTGGTTGCAGCACAGGGTCTGATACCCGATAGGGTAGTTTTCATTGCGTAATCGACGATATAGATCAT